GGAGATCAAATATCATCTCGCTTATATTGTGGCTTGCTTTCTTAGGCAGACAGAAATGCCAGAAAGACCGACCGAATCTAGTGATGGATTACTGTTTAAGGGGAAATTCCGTAAGTGGCTTAAAAATCGAATTGTTTCTAAAACGAACAAGAACTTTCGATTGGTCGTCTCGCTCTCTCAAACTAAGAGAGCCGCAGGACTCGTTCCACAATCCATGATTCAAGAATCAATGGAGAAGCAAGCAAAGATCTTGAGTAAAGCAAAGCCTATGCCAAGATCTGAACGTTCCATCTTGAAACGTTATACAGAAGAAATATTCGAGGACTTTAGGCCTGAGAAGCCTAAGATCTACGAATTTTCTTCCGCCGCTTGCTTCGAACGATCTGTTGCCCGAGGCGGAGCCAAGGAAGAGATCCTTGAACGTCTAGGTGAAGATATGGATGAACTCATCTATATGGGTTATTCGCCCTTAGCGGGTGTCGTTGAGCAGCGAGGTCTTCCTCAATTTTCATTTGAGGACTTTGTTACATTAACAAAAAGAAACGGTCTACATAAGTCCGTTATGGTCTCGGCTGTCTGCGAACCCCTTAAGGTCCGATTGATCTCTAAAGGTGAGCCATTTAAGTACAACGTGGTCAAGACCTGTCAAAAGTCTATGATCCACTATTTGTCATCAGATCCCATCTTCTCCCTGACGGGGCAACCAGATGTCTCTATCGCATTATCCATAATGGATCGTGTGACAAAGATACCTGAGCTTTTCCGACCAGGAATGCAATGGGTTAGCGGTGATTATTCAGCCGCTACTGACAATCTCTCAATGGATGCCACAAAGGCGGCATTTGAGATTGTACTTAACCACTACTATTGTATCGATCCTAGGTTTGTGGACATTTGCAGAGATGTTCTTTATGAACAGACAATCTGTTATCCTGATTCGACTGGCATTGAGAGTATTGGACAGAAATCCGGACAGTTGATGGGTTCACCGCTATCCTTTCCAATTTTATGTGCTATTAACTTAGCGTGTTATTGGAGGGCAATGGAGATCTATTTAGATCGGCGCATTGAGCAAGGTGAACTGCCTGTTCTCGTTAATGGAGATGACATCCTCTTCCCGACAAACGGTGATCTATATGACATTTGGTCAATAATCATCAAGTCTGTTGGTTTTGAGAAGTCCTTAGGTAAGAACTACGTCTCCAAGGATTATTTGTTCATCAATTCCCAACCGTTCCGAGCCTATGTGGACTTTCATCAGAAGAAGGTAAGCTTTAAGTTCTTGCCTTTCTTCAATGTTGGCCTTTTGACTGGTCAGTCTAAGGTCACAGGACGCGAGGATGCCAAAGTTGCATCATTCTCATCTTGTTATAATGAGTGCATTCGAGGTTCTCAATTCCCATCGAGAACCCTTAAACGCTTCATTCATTATAATAGGAAAGGTCTTGAGATTGAGTCAGGTTTAAGTTTTGGAACTAATAAACCTGGCCTATATAACTTCTTTTTACCAAGATGTTATGGCGGTCTCCAAATGACTCTTCCTGAGGGTGTTCCCCTCAAGACTACGAAGACACAAGACTTCTTCGTGAATATTGGATACACTTTATTACGTGACCCAACTCTCGTCCAAATCCGTGACTCCAAGTTCTTCTCAACGAAGAGAACTATTGGAGGCGGACCTATTTCAATGAAAGAGGAAATATCTCGGTATAAATACGGTTTACTCTCTCTTAAACCTAAAATTGGTCCCCAAATTGGGGAGCTTCTTGTTTCTGATGCGACTATTCTCAAGAATCTCCGTTATCAACCGGAACTTACTGTGGAAGTCACTTCCATAAATGCGGCAAAGTTAGCCTCAAAATTGAAGTTCTTCGGTAAGAAGCATCCACATGTCAGCGTTTTTCGCGGACGTGTTTCAATGGGTTTTCTTATGAGACATCTTGGAGATAGCGCTGTTCTCACTAAAGTTCGAACTGAGAACCAGTCCTAAGTATGACTATAAACTACTTATGGGGTCTTGATCAGTAATAGACCAAAACGGTGTATAATTACTTAATATTTCCGTGCTAACCAGAATGCCGATCGACTACACGGCTCTTCCATCTACTGGTTTGATCAAGATGTATAGTCACTGGTTTAATTTCATCCAGGGATCCCATACAAAATGAATAACAAGAAGAATAGAACCGCTCCACAAGGAAAGGTCACTCGAGTCTCGGCTCCACAATCTAAAGGATTTGTGGTACAGAACCGAGCTCCCTCG